TGATTTTACGTGACAAAGGCTGCGATTTAGGTGTTCTCGGAATGGACATACTTGACAGAGCTATTGTGCATCATATGAATCCAATCTGTGTTGATGATATTTTAGAGGTAACCGATTATTTACTTAACCCCGAATTCTTGATAACGGTTTCTCATGCAACACACAACGCTCTTCATTACTTTGAAGACGATAGAATGTTCAGAGACCCTGCAGTAAGAACTCCAGGTGATACTTGTTTATGGTAAAAATTAAAGGCTCTAACAGCATAACAGCAATTACAATAGGCGAGAAAACGAGCCTTGTTAAAACTCAGGAAGAGGTGATAACTATGATTGACAGTATTCTCAACTCAGTGAAAAAGAAGCTAGGAATACTAGAAGACTATACGCATTTCGATGAGGAGATAATACTCGATATTAACACCTCTTTCATGACACTGAATCAGTTAGGCATAGGACCTGAAGAGCCTTTCATGATTACAGGCGCAACTGAAATTTGGGACGACTTTATTGAAGACGGTCGTATTGAAGCTGTGAAGTCTTACATTCCTCTTAAAGTCAGGCTTCTTTTCGATCCGCCACAGCAGTCATTTATGTTGAACAGTGTACAAGACAGAATAGCAGAACTTGAATTTCGTATGATGGTACAAGCTGAAAAAGACCATCTTCCAGAGTATGATATGGGCGGAATTTATGTGAAATAATAACAAAAAGTAGGTGAATAAATGAGTTTATCAAACACGGCGGTTCCGTTTTATTATGGACAGTTTCGTGACAGAGTAATTCGAGGTGAAATACCTGTCTGTAACGAAGTGTCGATGGAAATGAACCGAATTGATGCGCTTATTGCTTCACCTATTTATTACTATGATGACAAGGCAGTTGAAGGTTGGATTTCTTTCTGTGAGAATGAGCTTACTCTTACAGATGGAGCTGACCTTCATTTACTTGATAGCTTTAAACTTTGGGGAGAGCAGCTATTCGGATGGTTTTACTTTACTGAAAATTCTGTTCCTGTGATTGAGGGCGGAGTAACTAAGTATGTAAAGAAAACAGTTAAGAATCGTCTCATTCATAAGCAGTTTCTTATCGTTGGTCGAGGTGCTGCAAAGTCACTTTACGATGCATGTATCCAAGCTTACGGTGTTGCTGTTGATCCGTCTACAACAAATCAGGTTACAACAGCACCAACTATGAAACAAGCTGAAGAAGTCATGGGGCCGATACGAACAGCAATCACCAGAGCAAGAGGCGGATACTTTAAACTTCTTACTTACGGTTCTATTCACAGCACAACAGGATCCGGAGCAGGAAGATCTCATCTTGCATCAACTAAACTTGGCATCCAGAACTTCTATACAGGTTCTATTCTTGAAATTCGTCCTATGTCAGTCGATAAGCTTCAGGGACTTAGAACCAAATACATGACAGTTGATGAGTGGCTGTCAGGCGATATCAGAGAAGACGTAATCGGCGCTCTTGAACAGGGCGGATCTAAGATAAAGGACTGGATACTTGTTTGCACATCCAGTGAAGGTACTGTACGAAACGGTCCCGGAGATTCAATCAAAATGGAACTCATGGACATCCTTCAGGGTAACTACAAGAATCCTCATGTATCTATTTGGTACTACAAATTAGATGATGTCAAAGAAGTATCTAATCCTCGAATGTGGGCAAAAGCAAATCCGAATCTTGGTTACACTGTTTCCTATGAAACTTATCAGCAGGATAAAGAGAAAGCTGAACATGTGCCTTCTTCTAGAAATGATATTTTAGCGAAAAGGTTTGGAATTCCTTCTCAAGGTTACACATATTTCTTCACATATGAAGAAACCATTCCTCATAAGAAAAGAGAATACTGGCAGATGCCGTGTGCTATGGGTGCAGACTTGTCTCGTGGAGATGACTTCTGTGCCTTTTCGTTTTTATTCCCACTTCCTTATGAGCAGTTCGGTGTAAAAGTGAGAAGTTATATTACAAGCAACACACTTAATAAACTTTCGCCTGCCATGAGAATGAAATACGACGAATTCATACAGGAAGGAACTCTGATTGTTCTGGAAGGCACTGTTCTTGATATGGAAGATGTCTACGATGATGTCGACAAGTTCATCATGGATTTCGAATACGATGTGAGATGCTTCGGATACGATCCATACAATGCGAAAGAATTTGTGGATCGTTATGAACAGGAGAATGGACCATTCGGAATTGAAAAAGTAATCCAGGGAGCAAAGACTGAATCAGTTCCTCTTGGTGAACTTAAGAAACTTGCTGAAGACAGACGTCTTCTCTTTGATGAAGCGCTTATGGGATTCTGTATGGAAAACTGTATAGCTCTTGAAGACACAAACGGAAACAGAAAGCTTCTTAAACGCCGCCATGATGAGAAGATTGATAACGTCGCAGCTATGATGGATGCTTTTGTAGCCTATAAACTAAATAAGGATTTGTTTGAGTAAGAGGAATTAGTTATGAATATGAATATATACAATCCATACATCCGTAGAGAATTAGAACTCTATCATCATGGAATTTTCGGCATGCGCTGGGGTAAAAAGAATGGACCACCGTATCCGTTGGCTCCGTCTGCTCACTCAGCTTCTGAAAAGAAAGCAGGATGGAGAAAGAGTCTCGATTCAGCTAAATCTGAATACAAGGAACGGAAACGTTCTTATAAAGCTGCAAGTAAAGAATACATGCAGGCTAAAAAAGAATACAAAGTAGCAAAACAAGATCTAAAATACGCCAAAGACGATCGTAAAGCTGCTAAAGCAGGCTATAAAGAAAGTAAGGCAGGCGTTAAAGAAGCCAGAATGGACGCAGCAGGTGGAAGCCTTGGCGTGAAAGAAGCTAAGCAAGCCAGAAAAGATTCCAAATACGAATTTGACAGAGCTAAGTTTAATGAAGGTAAAATGAGAGACACTCTTAAGACAAAAATGAGCGATCTTAAAACCGCTAAGGATAAACTCAAAGCTGAAAAGATTCTTTTGCGAGAAGGTAAGAAACTTCTTAGAGATGCGCAGGATGAAGCTAAAACTTTCTCTGAATTATCTAAAACTTATAAAAAGCATCAAGACGCTGTTGATAAATATATTAAATTTGAAGAGAATAACACTGCTACTGCTATTTTAACTAAAAAAGGTAGAAAAATAGCAGACAAAGTATTAATGGACAAAGAGTTGGATAACGCAGCAGATAAATTACAAAGTTTAAAAGAATCTGGATGGACAGAAAAGGATTTGGCTGACAGACTTGGACTTAGTTCTGATTCGCTTAAATTCTATATGAGAAAAGAATACAAAGACGATCAGGATAATTAAACATTATTTAGGAGCAATTCAAAATGAACATTAATTATTACAATCCCTACGTCCGTCAGGAGCTTGAACTTTATCATCATGGTGTAGCAGGTCAAAGATGGGGTAAAAGAAACGGTCCACCTTATCCGCTTGCTGCTAGTGCTCACTCCGCTTCTGAAAAGAAAGCAGGATGGAGATCGAGTTTAAGTGGAGCTTCAAGAAAAGCGAAAGCTATAGGAAGAGGCGCCGTTAAAGTATCAAAAGCTACAGGACGAGTACTAAAGAAAGTTGCAGGTGTGACCGGTAAAGTAGCTAAAACTACGGCGCACCTTGCTAATAAAGGTCTCTTAGCTCTCGATGCTAAGCCGTCAATATTCATGACTGATAAAGAGATTCAGACTCGTGTTGATAGGCTTAAGCTAAAAAAGAGTTATACAAATGCTTTAAAAGGCAAATTTGGCGATGTGACAAAAAGCGATGAGAATAAAGGTAAAGATAAAACGAATGATCTTTTAGCAGCAATAGGTAAAGATGTACTTATTCCTACGACAACAGGTGCTCTTAATTACATGATTGCAAAACGTCTGGCAAAAGATACTAATGCCGATATCGATATTGTCAGAACCATTATGGGTAAGAATGCAAATGTTGTAGGCAGTGGTGTTAAAAAGAAAAAGAAAGATCGTCAAAGAGATGGGCAAAACGGCGATGGAAACGATAGCAATTAAAGATCTATAATGGATCTTTTTTTTTGTTGGAGGAAACTATGAATATTAATTATTACAATCCATACGTCCGTCAGGAACTTGAGCTCTATCATCATGGTATTGCAGGGATGAAATGGGGTAAAAGAAACGGACCACCGTATCCACTTTCTGCAGGAGCGCATTCCGTGTCAGAAAATAAAGCTGGGTGGAGGAAGAGTTTAGTCGGTACGCAAACAAGAGGCGGTGCAAGAAAGTATACGAAAGAGCTTAATAAGAATGATAAAAGACTTGCTACTGCCAGATATGATAAACACGAAGAACTTCAGAAAGCGGCTAAATATCAGAGCAAAGCAGATAAGATCACTTCCAAAGGTGGAAATGATAAGAAAGTTGCAAAGCTTCATTCAAAAGCTAAAGAACATCTTCAAAATGCGGCTATGCATGAAAAGAGTATAAAGAAAGCTCAAAAGAGAGCCGATGAATTAGTTAAGTATCTTTCAGCACAGGGCTATACTATGAAGTCTAAGAAAACAACAAGAATGGTTCACGTTGGACGATCTATAGCTCAGTCTGCACTTACTAACATTGCGCTTTCACCATTATCTTTAGTGGCTCCGGTATCTGTGAAAGTTTATAAAGGTAATTTTATTTCCGGTACGAAGTATAAAGTTAAGAAAACCAAAGCTAATAGAAAACAGACGATACTGAGAAACAACGATAAAAACTATGAAAATACTGCAAGAAATTCTACAGTATTGACAAATCTAGAGATTAAAGACAGAAGCAATAGTTCAAATGGACGCCGATAAGAAGAGATTGCTTAGTGATGAAAGTTCGCAATTTTTAGGAGACTAATTCAAAATGGCAAATAGATTTATAGATAGACTTAGAAATGCTTGGAACGCATTTACATCTAGAGACCCGACCACAAGATACCATAGATCTTATTATGGCGGAAACTATGATAGGCTTGATCGAAAAAGATATTTCACAGCAGACAATTCCATCATTGAAATGGTAAAGAATCGAATTGCTGTAGATGCTTCTCAGATCGATATCAGACACATCCGCACAGATGAGGAAGACAACTATAAAGAGGATTTAAATTCAACACTTAATGATATTTTGCGTTCAAGTGCAAATATCGATCAGACAGGCAGAGCTTTTATGCTTGATTTCATTCAGTCGATTTTGGATGAAGGTGTAGCGGCTGCTGTACCGATTGATACGGATACAGATCCTTTGTCTACCGAATCTTATAAGATTTATTCGGTAAGAGTCGGAAAGATTGTCGAGTGGTATCCGTATGATGTGAGAGTAGAGTGCTATAACGAAAGAACAGGAAAGAGAGAAGAGATAACTGTACCGAAAGAAACTACGGCTATCGTTGAAAATCCTTTCTATTCTATCATGAACGCACCTAATTCAACTCTTCAGCGTCTCATTCGTACACTTCGAAATCTTGATGTTCTTAATGACAGGAATTCTTCCGGAAAACTAGATCTCATTATTCAGCTTCCTTATTCTCTTAAATCCCCTATGAAACAACAGCAGGCGGAGTCTAGGAGAAAACAGATAGAAGTACAGCTCGCAGGTTCGCAGTATGGTATTGCATATATCGACGCAGCAGAACATGTAACACAGCTTAACAGACCGCTTGAGAACAATTTATGGAAAGAAGCATCAGACTTAACGGCGTTGCTTTACAATCAGCTCGGTCTTACTCAGGGTGTGTTTGATGGAACTGCCAGCGAAGAGACTATGAACTACTACTATATAAGAACCATTTATCCGATTCTTACTGCTATCACGGAAGAGATGGAACGAAAGTTCTTATCTAAGACAGCAAGATCGCAGCATCAGAGAGTCAGATTTTTAAGGGATCCATTTATGTTCACAGGTATGAAAGATTTGGCAACTGCAGGTCAGCTGTTTGTCCAGAATGAGATCATGTCTTCTAATGAGGTACGTTCTAAGATTGGGCTTAAGCCAAGAGATACAGAAAGAGCTAATGACCTTATCAATAAGAACATTAATAAAGTTGAAGATATTTCTGAAATTAAAGAAAATCCAGAAGCTTATAACACGGAAGAATCACAAGATAAAAATTTTAACAACGAGTTAGACACCTCTAACTTTACAGAGGAGGATAGAGATGGGTGAACGATATGACTTTTGTGGATACGCCACGAAGAACGATCTCCTGTGCTCTGACGGTCGAACTATAAGACAGGATGCATTTAAAGAATGTGACGGTACAACAGTGCCGCTTCTTTGGAATCACATTCATGATGATCCTGAAATGGTTCTCGGCCACGCACTTCTTGAGAATCGTAAAGATGGCGTATACATGTACGGAAAATTTAACGATAGCGAGAAAGCACGGGCTTGCAAAACAGCTCTTAAGAATAACGATATTAAAGGTCTTTCAATTCACGCTAATAAACTCAAACAGTACGCAGGAGATGTTCTGCATGGCGTGATCAATGAGGTGAGTCTTGTTCTTAAAGGTGCAAATCCCGGTGCTCTTATTGACTTTTCTTTAGCTCATGGTGACGGCTCCGACGAGGACGAAGGTTGGATGTACCTCGTGGGTGATGAATACACAGAACTTCAGCATGGAGACATCGAAAGAAAAGTTGAAGAAGTAACTCATTCAGAACCTGAAGAGGAACCAAAAGAAGAAATCAAAATGGAGGAACCGAAAATGGAAGACAACACCATGATGCATGCAGATGAAGAAAAGAAAGAAGAAACATCTGCAAAAGACAACAAAGATGAAACTGTAGAAGACGTATTTAACACACTTACCGATAAGCAGAAAACTGCTGTATATGCTCTTCTTGCTGCAGCGCAGGGAGATAATGACGAAGATGAAGACGAGGAGGACGAAAACGTGAAACACAACGCATTTGAATCTTATGAAAACGATAACAACACTCTGACCCACGCTGATATGGAAGCTATTTTCCGTGATGCTAAGAAGAATGGTTCTCTTAGAGATGCTGTAGATGCATTTATGGAGGATAACGGTGTTCTTGAGCATGCTGATTCCGATTATGGCATCACAAGAGGTACCGGTAATAACACCTATTTTGTACGTGATCCTGAGATGCTGTTTCCGGATTACAGAGCTATCAGCAACACTCCTGAGTTTATCAAGAGAGACACTAACTGGGTTACCGAGTTTATGTCTGCTGTAAAGCATACTCCGTTCGCTCGTATTAAGACTCTGTTTGCTGATATCACTATCGAGGACGCAAGAGCTTTGGGTTATGTGAAAGGTAAACTGAAGAAAGAAGAGTTCTTCAATCTTATCAAGAGAACTACTGATCCGCAGACCATCTACAAGAAACAGAAGATGGATCGTGATGATGTAATCGATATTACTGATTTCGATGTTGTCGCTTGGATCAAAGGTGAGATGAGAGATATGCTTGAGGAAGAAATCGCTCGTGCTTGCCTTATCGGTGATGGCAGAGATGCTTCTTCCGACGACAAGATCTTTGAGAATCATGTTCGTTCGGTTCTTAACGATGCCGATCTGTTCACTGTGAAAGTTGGATATACAGCGGATGCTGATGCTTCCAAAGCAGCTCGTCAGTTTGTTAGAGAAGCTATCCATGCTCGTAAAGATTACAAGGGAACCGGTAACCCGATCATGTTCACTTCTGATACTAATCTTGCAGATCTTCTTACCATGGAAGACGAGATGGGTCGCTTCATTTATGAAACCGAGGCTCAGCTGATTACTGCTCTTCGTGTCCGTAAAGTAGTTACCGTTCCGCTGTTTGAAGGCAAGACCTTTACCAAAGATGGCGAAACATACATCCTCGACGCTATTATCATCAACCCGATCGACTATGTAATCGGCGCCGATAAAGGCGGAGCTGTGAATATGTTCGATGATTTCGATATCGACTACA